TTTGTTATTACCTTTAACATCTTATATTAATTTAAACGGTGCTGTTAAGGATGCCACTGACCCTTTTGAATTGGCTCATGATATGTTTGGTGTTTTTAACAACCTTGAAATGTTCAAGTCAAACCCAGCGTTCATATTTCAATTGGGTTCATTAACATCAAACGTTTCCGCTGGTAATAAACAAAAGAGAAACAGTTTATCCGAATTTGATTTGAGTAATACATTTTGTATGGACATAGAAACAAACCAATTGGATTCAGATGGTAATGGTAAACTTTTAGATGAGGGTATACCAAATGATATTTTAAATTCAAACGTTTCTTCATTTATTGTCGATTTTGGAAATAAAAACCAAAACATGTTTCAAAATATTCAACTATCAACAGATGAATTTGCTAACACGGAAGAAAGTATATTTACTCAGGTTAATTTAACATCAGATAGTGGAAATATCGCTCAGTTATCAACAGGTAAATTATTTACCGCAATGGAAAACAGATCTTATTCTTGTACTGTTACAAGTTTAGGTAATGCTAGTATACAACCATTAACATATTTTTACGTTAAAAACGTACCATTATTTTACGGAACTTATTGGATTACGAATGTAAGTCATAAAATAACACCCAATAATATGACAACAACATTTAAAGGTGTTAGACAACCAATAGCAAAGAAACCAACAGCAAACACAACCGTATTACAACAATTATTTAAAAAAGCAGAAGCTGCTGTTGTAGCATCTGGTGGTATTTCAAACGATCAAAGAATTAACGGGGCCACATTTGGACCTGTTTTTGCCGCAAATAACAGAGATAGTCCAGCAGATGCTACTGATAATGGTTTCGGTTTATTTGCACAAGAATCTGTTCAAAAACCAGGTCTTTTTGTTAATTATAGTGGGCAATGGATTGCGGCCGCATATCTTAAATTGATGACAAAAGGTGATAAAAGTAATATGTTATTAATAAAAGCTTTAATCGCTTATTTATATAGCAATGCGTCAACACTTATTAATGAGATTAATGCCACTACCAATAGTGCTAATGGTGTTATTGATCCACCATCGCCAGCGACTGCTGTTAAATATTTTGCTGATATCATTGTTTATGATCTATATAACAAAATAGATACTAATAATATTGATATTAAAAAAAATGGTGCAACATCGGTATCAATATCGAAATTACTTGGTAATTACGATACGAAAAATAGTGATTATGAAGAGATATTATCTGAATTTCAACAAAAAAATGATACTGAGGCGTTAGAATATTTAAAACATGATAAAGCAATAACAGGTGTTAAAACAACGTTAATTACCTCAGATACTGGTGGTGTTGTCGCTAATGATGCGGCTAAAGCAAAAATAAGTTATCCCGATGATATTGAAGGTATACCAGCCACAGATACATCCAACTTTATTGGTGCGGCGTATTGGGTTTCAGGTAAAAAAGAAAATAACTTTATTGAGTTACAAGGTTTTAATAGATATCAGTTAACTAATGAGTTATATAATACAACTAAACCAGGTAACTCAGCAAACCCTTTTATACCTGATTTTGAACTAACAAGTTTTACCCTTGACTCTGGCGTAAGTACGATTGACCTTAACTCAAAATATTTTATTATTGTTAAATTTAGTAATAGTCCTAATGGAAACTATACACCCGAAATAGTTCAACCGAATAATAACCTAACTATTAACCCTAACATTAACCCTAACGCTAATTTAAACCCAGTTACAGCTAATTTAAATAATATTAACACTACTAATACTAGTCTTAGTACTCCATTACCTGGTAATCCTAATTATATAGATCCTTATTTTAATAATAACCCATGGGGTAGTTCTATTTTTAACCCCGTTCCAACGAATTATACCGCTCCTACCCTTAAGTATGGTATACGTGAAAAATTCGTGGTATTAACAACCACTACTACACAATCACTAGAATTTGTTATTGGTCAACAAAATTATGAAAAATATAAAAGTTATGGGCATATCGAGATTGAACTTTATACCCCTTATAAGACATCTGACGGTTACCCAAAACAAGTTATAACAGAGTGGAAGTATAAAAGAATAGGTACTAAAAAATATGATTTTAATCCTACAAATGCGACATCACAAAATACGACTAACATACCTGTTGTACTCGGTTTTGGAGATGTAAATGGTGGGGGGGAATCGAAAACATATTCTACAAATAACGGTAAATTTACTTACGGTAAATCATTTAGTAATAAATATAATAGGGGTGGAAATGATTATCTAGCGAATGTATTAGGTGCTATTAAAAACGGTAATAATTCATACGTTAGTTTTCTTTCTATAAGACTTTGGGACGAGAAAGCTAAATTCCTCAAAGATCGAACTGTTAGAAGTTATATTGACCTTAACGTTTTAGGTAATAATGTAGATAAAAAAGCTTGGACAATAGAAAATAAAAATATTGACCTAAGCAACCTTTATATTCAACAACCACCAGCAGGAAATAACGCAGCAGGAAATAACGCAGCAGGAAATAACAGACGTAGTTCACAAAGACGGACTACGACTAGGACTAAAAATGTATCACAACTAACTGGCCAAGCACTCAACAATGCGATGTATATTAAAAATTACCTAAAAGGTAAAGGTTTTTCAAAAGAAGAAGTTGCTGGTACTTTGGGTAACATGATGACAGAAACAGGGGGTTCATTTGACCCTGAAATAACAAATGGAAGGGATGTTAACCGTCTAATATCTGTAGGTTTAATACAATGGAATAGTATAAATTTTAATAAAACCAACAAACAGGGAGTACTTAATAAAATTGGGTATACTGTACAAGCACAATTAGATTATTTAACTGCTGGTGGTTGGAAAAACAAGACCAATCAATTCCGTGAAGATTTTAAAAAAGAAATCCAAAACCAAAACCCCACATTAAAAATCTCCCAAACTAAGGGTAAAGCAGAAGGGTTATCGGAAGGGGAGTTTAATGCTTATAAAGCTGGATATTTTTTCGCCCAATCTGTTGAAATTTGCAATAATTGTAATCAAGGCTTTGAAAGTTATCATGAGACAATTACTAAAACAGTTGGCACCGATAAATACACCATAAAAGCGTTTGAAAGAAGTGGATATGCAGTTGATTTTTATAAAAGAATGAATGACGTTAACGACCCTTTAAAATGGGAATCCACAGCATCATCAGCACAGCCAACATCATCATCAGCACAGCCAACATCATCATCAGCGCAGTCAACATCACAGGATGTAGTAACAATAGGGGATTCTATTTCAATACTTATTAATAAAATTTATCCAAATATAAAACTTATACCTAATTTAAGCGAGAGTGGTAAACCAGCTAGTTGGTTATTGGGTCAATTAGAAAAAATTAATAACACAATTAGTGCTCCTTTATATGTAATCTTATCTATTGGATCAAATAATCTTTGGAAATTAGATTCAGATGGTGTTGATAAAAAACTAATTGAAAAAATTAAAGAAGTTTTCCCTTCCGCTAATTTATATATACTAAATGGTAGTTATGGTTGGCTTAATCTAACAGGTGGGTCTGATAAAGATTGGGAAGATAAAATAAATAAGTATACCAGTTTTTATGAAGATAAAGGTTTTAATATTATTGGTGATGTGAGTAAACTAACTACCCACCCAAGACAGGATGATAATTTGCTTAAATCCTTTAATAGAAATATGAAAGCGCTTAAGATAATATAGCAATTGATGTTGCTGCAAGCAATTATCATAATTATAATAACTTTAATAAAAACACAGATATTTATAATAAATAAAAGTATATGAATAATTTTAACAGTAAACTGGACCAATTTTTAGGTAAAAAAATTGAAGAAGCACAAATGGGCGAAGAAGTTTGCGATATTAAAACTGGGGTTTGTTATATAAAAACAAAAGACGGTTTAATTGAAAGAACATTAATTGAAAAAAAATTAATGATGGAAGATGGTAGAGAATTACTAAGAGAAGAATCACCAATAAGTCACAGTCGTAAAACATATTTAAGATGAACAAGAATTTAGATAAAATATTATCCGAAGAGGTAAAAAGATTTAATAACATTATGGCTTACCAAGAAAAGTTGGGTGAGGGTCATCACTATAAATTCTATGAAGCTGAGGGAGATGCTCCAGATGAAGAAGTTCCAGCGGACACCGCTGTTCCAGACGCTGAATTAGGTGTTGAGGCTCCTGCTACAGATGCTGGTGTAGACACCGCTGTTCCAGATGCTGAAATGGGTGCTGAAGAAGCTCCTGTTGGTGATGTGGCACCAGAAGGTGGTGAAATACCACCAGCTGAAGGTGATACTGAAATTGACGTGACTGATTTGGTTAATACAAGTAAAGAATTATCTGGTAAAACGGACAGCATTATTCAAAAAATCGCTGATTCTAGTTCTAAAATTGAAGCTATCATTAATAAAATTAATGGCGTTGAACAAGGTTTACAAAAAATGGACTCAGTCATTCAACAAATGAATGCTTTGACAAAACAAGTTGAGTTAATGAGACCACCAACTGAAGAAGAAAGAAGAAAAGCTTTAGCTAAAGATTCATATCCTTTTAGTGTCACACAAGACGAGTATATGAGTGGAAATGCACCAAAAACACAAACTGATCTTGAAAGTAGACCAGATAAATTAACTATGATGGACAGTCTTATGAATGATTATAATGAGGTTGACATTAAAAATAGTTTTTACAATGCAAATAATAAAGAAAAACCAGTAAGTAATTATTAATAATGAGACATATACAACAAGAATTTATTACACAAAAATTAACAGTTGGTGACCCAGCAATTGGTTTTGTAAATACAGATGAACATACAATAGAATATTACGGTTTTATAACATTGGGTAATACGAATGATACAGTAGTTGCTACTATTAATGGTATTAGCGGTATAACGCTTTCAATGATGGGTATGATTGAAATGCCGTTACAATCTTTAGTAGTTACAGCGGTAAACGCTAGTTTGAACGAAACAACTTCTGTTTATAGAGGTTTATTAGTGTTTGGTGTTAAGAAATACAAATCAATTTTTTAAATTTTTAAAAATATTTTACCAGAAACTTGTTTTTTGTAGTTTTTGTTCTTACTTTTGTAGCATAAAATTTATATTATTATGATTGACTACAAGAAAATCGATTGGTCCAAGGCCGCAACAGACACACTGGCCGACTACGAAAAAGCAAAGTCGAAAACAACACAGACTACCCAATCTAGTTCTGTCGACTTAACAAAGTATTTCACGATCGCACTTGATGAAGGTGCGCAAAGCGGTGAAAAATCAGTTAGGATTCTTCCTAACCAAGACGATCCAACTAAATGGTACAAAGTTGGTTATTTCCACAACCTAAAAATAGGTAAAAGATGGACAAAACTTTATGATCCATCACAAGATGGCGATGATTCTCCTTTGAATGAGATGTACAAATTCTTAATGAAGAGTGCAGACAAAGAAGACAAGAAATTGGCTATCAATTACAAATCACGCCAGTTCTTTATTGTTCGTGTTATCGAACGTGGTAAAGAGCATGAAGGTGTTAAATTCTGGAGATTTCCAGCAGTACAAGATGGTTCAGGTATTATGGACAAAATTGCACCACTTGTTAAAAAATACGGTGCGTTTTGGAACCCGTTTGAAGGCTTTGATATTACAATCTCTATGCTTAGAGATAAATCAAAAGACAGTAAAGTTGGTTTCACTAAAGTTTCATCTGTCATTCCTGATAGAGAATCTAAATTGTCTGATGATGAAAACCAATCAGTTGAGTGGTTGAGTGATCCAATGGCATGGACTGATGTTTTCAAGAAAAAATCTATTGAATATTTAAACATTGTTGCTGAAGGTAGCGAACCAATTTGGGATGCTGAGCAAAAATGCTTTATCGCTAAAGTTGAAGATGGAGTAAGTACATACACTGGAGCTTCCGCACCAACACCTAAAGCTAAGTACGAGACACCAGCACCAGTTGCTATGTCTGAAGAAGATACTGATGTAGATGGTGTTGTAGAAGAAAGCGCACCAGCTGGTCAGTTAAAGATTGACGATTTACCATTCTAAAAATAACATATTAAGCATGGATGTAAGTATGGATATGATGTCTATACAAGTGTCCATGCTTTTTTTTAAACATTAAATATTATATGGCAGTAAAGAAAAAAGAATTTTCTTTTGATGATCTCAAAAAGAAGATGAGTACGACAACTAAATACAAATCAGATTTATTTCTGAGTTGTGGTGAAGCCTTTTTAGAGGCATCTGGGGTTCCAGGTCCATGTATGGGTCACATTAATATGTTACTTGGTCACACCAACACAGGTAAGACAAGTGCGTTAATTGCGGCATCAGTTGATGCGCAAAAAAAGGGTATCTTACCAGTTTATTTGGTAACAGAGAAAAAATGGAGTTTTGAACATTGCCAACTTATGGGTTTAGAGTGTTCAAGAAATGAAGAAACTGGTGAGTGGGATGGATTCTTCCTATACCGTGATGATTTTAATTACATTGAACAAGTTACTGATTACATCAATGAAGTTTTAGATATGCAAGCTAAAGGTGATTTACCTTATGATGTTTGTTTCTTCTGGGATTCAGTTGGTTCGGTGCCATGTAAAATGACATGGGAAGGTAAAGGTGGTAAACAACATACCGCAGGTGCGTTGGCTGAAAAGATTAACATGGGTATTAACCAAAGAATCAATAACAGCCGTAAAGAAACATCACCATATTTAAATGGTCTTGTTGTGTGTAACTTACCATGGGTAAGACTTCCAGATTCTCCAATGGGTCAACCTAAGATGAAACCAAAAGGTGGTGAGGCTATCTATCAAGCGGCTACATTAGTGTTCCGTTTTGGTAATGAAGCTGACGGTGGTATAAACAAAATTGATGCAACAAGCAAAGGTAGAAAAATCAATTTTGCGACAAGAACCAAAGTTACTGTGGATAAAAACCATATCAACGGTCTTGGTTACGCTGACTCAAAAATTATTGTTACACCACACGGATTCATTACTGATGATAAACGTGACAATAAAGCGGCATTAGACTTGTACAAAAAACAAACTTTCGAGTACTGGGCTAGTAAAATAGATGATGCTAACTTCGAGTTAGAGGAATATGAGGTTAACCAAAAAATCTCTTATTCCGATGAAGATTAATAAACCAATAAGACATAATAAAGTTAATACAACTATTAACTCATTACTTATAGATGGTGAATATCTTTTAAAACAAGGGTTTCATGGTACCAAGCAGCTACAAGGTAAAGAAGGTAGCGTTGGTACCATATTCCATTTTATTAACACCATTAAGAGGTTCTATCAAGATTACGCAGTCACAAAGGTTGTTGTATTTTGGGAAGGTAAAGGGTCTAAAGATTATAGACAAGGTTACTATCCATACTACAAACAAAACCGTGACAACAAAGTAACGATTGATGAAAAACACGATTTGGATCGACAAAGAATCCGAATCAAACAATACCTAGAGGAATTATCAATTAGACAGGTTGAAATTGATGGATGTGAGGCCGATGATGGTATAGCATACTATTCAATGAACTCGGTTAATGAGAGTAAGATTGTTTATACAAATGATCGTGACTTATTACAATTATTGGATGAAAATACGAAAGTATGTTTGACAATAAAGGGTGCTAAGGTTATGATTAATATGGATAATTTTGACAGCTATTTTGATTACCACTATTCAAATGTTGGTATTATTAAAATGATTGCTGGTGATACAAGCGACAACATATCTGGTTTACAAAATATTGGTGAACAAAAAGTGTTAAAATATTTCCCAGAAATAAAAAAACAAACCGTTAACCAGGATTGGGTTATCGATAGAACGAAAGAGTTATTGATTGAAAAACCGAATGATAAAACGTTGAATACTATCATTAACGGTGAAACCAAATGGGGTACATACGGAACGGATTATTTTTCAGTAATGAATAAAATAATTAATCTCAAAGAACCACATGTTACTGACGAATTAAAGGAAGCTATTAGTGAGATGGTTAATGAAACTTTGTCACCTGAAGGACGTGGTGGTATCAAAAAAATCATGGAAATGATGAAAGAAGATGAATTGTTAAATTTTTTACCAAGAAATGATGATAGTTTTTTTACCTTTTGGTCTTCATTTATAACAATAATAAAGAAGGAAGAAAGTTTATACCATAAAAAAAAGATGTTATAAAACACAAAAAAATGATCAAAAAAAAGGTTCATAATTTGGTTTTACGATCAACTTTTATTACTATTATATAAAATATAAAAAATGTATACAACACAAAAAACAAATAACATGGAAGAAAAAAGAGAGCAACGTAAATTTGAGTTTACGCTTTATCTAAACGACAACATTATCGTACAAAGATTCTTTAACATTATCGGTTTTAATAACAAAGCGATAAACTCAATGAACTTTAAACATGCGATGGATGAAAACGTTTCGTTGATTAAAAGTATTTTAAAAGACAAAGCATCAGACTTTATGACTGAACACCACAGGCATTTCTTTGAAATACCAAATTATGAACAAAATGGTTCTAAAGACGCGATGAAAATTGTGATTAAACATGATGGTAATGTAATTTCTTACAGAGAATGGGATGCAACCATTTACCCTGTTAAAATTAGATACACAGTTGATATTCGTCAGCACATCTATGAATTGATTACACGTGTTCAAAAATGTTTATGCACACCAACAAGAGAGTTAGAGACAGAATACCTTGGATATAGTTTACGAACACAATAAAATTAAAAATTAAATGGCTAAAATAATAAGCAGCTTTGAAGATTTAGGTAAAGATTTTCAATTACAATTAATAAATGAAATAGTTACAGACCACAAATTTGGTGAATCAATAATAGATATTATTGAACCAAAATATTTTCCATCCGAGGCCTTCCAAAAGATTGCTCACATAATTAAGAACTACCATAAAGAACACGATGTGTTATTAAATTTTCCATCGTTAAGACTTGAGGTTAAAAATGAAATTGGGCCAGAGTTTGAAGCTTTTAGAACGCAATTAGATGATACTATCAACGATATAGAAAATTGTAAAGTTGGTAACCTAAACACACAGAATAACGCTAAAAAATTCTGTAAATTACAATCAATACGTAGTGCTGTAAATGAGATAAAAACGAAATTAGATCGTGGTGTTATTTCAGACTACGATGAAATCGAAAAAAAGATTAAAGATGCTATCACTTTTAAAGAAGAACAGGATCCCATCTTATTATTCGATAACATAGACAAAGTCTTATCAGAAGACTATAGAGACCCAATGCCAACAGGTATTCAGGGTATCGATGACTGCACAAAAGGTGGGTTATCAAAAGGTGAGGTTGGTTTAGTTATTGCACCACTTGGTGTTGGTAAAACAACTTTCTTAACAAAAGTTGCTAGTAGCGCATTCCTTAGTGGAAGAACTGTATTACAAATATTTTTTGAGGATAAAGAAGAAGCTGTACAGAGAAAACATTTTTCAGCTTTAACAAAAATACCGCTTTCTGAGTTATCAGAAAATAAAGCTTTGATTCAAACAAAAATCAAAGCTATTAAAGAGGAATACAAAAACAATTTGTATTTACAGAAATTACCAGCCGATGGTGTTACGATAAATAAAATCAAAAACATCATTAAAAAAATCAATTCTAAAGGTACTAAAGTTGATATGCTTGTTTTAGACTACATTGACTGTCTTTCCATGGAGAAAGAAACTTCAAATTCAGAGGAGTGGTCAAATGAAGGTAAAATCATGCGTGCGTTTGAAAGTATGGTAGATGAGATGAATGTTGCTGGTTGGACCGCAACCCAAGGTAATAGAAGTTCAACAAGTGTTGAGGTGGTTAAGACTGAAAATATGGGTGGTAACCTTAAAAAAGCGCAGATTGCTCACTTTATTATGAGTATTGGTAAAACTCTTGAACAAAAAGATCATAAGGTTGCAACAATATCAATCCTTAAAAACCGTATGGGTGATGATGGTATGATATTTAAAGATTGTTTATTTGACAATTCAAGGATTTTAATCGATACAAATGATATGTTAACGGAAAAAGGTTTTGAGACTCAAAAACAACAGCAAAGTGTTGAGGTTAGAAGGAAATACTTAGAGGGGTTAAAAAAAGATAAAGAAGAAACAACAGAAATTAGTGAAGGTTTAGGATAATAAACGTATCTTTACCCATATTTATTTAAACAATAAAAATTATGCAAGAAAAAATTTTACAGGAAAATCCAAATAGATTTGTTATTTTCCCTATTGAACACAACGACATTTGGGAGTTCTACAAACAACATCAGGCTGCGTTTTGGACAGCTGAAGAAGTCGATTTATCTAACGATACCAGGGATTGGCAAAACTTAACGGATAATGAAAGGTATTTTATTAAAAACATTTTATCATTCTTTGCTTCATCGGATGGTATTGTTAATGAAAACC